ATGTTTCCTTTAAGGTTGATAAACCCGCTTTTCGTTCGCGGTAAGGAATCATAACAAGAAATTAGGGTTTAGAACACCCTAAACAGACTATTTTTCTAAGGAAAACCCTAATACGCCACCCTATTTTGTATACTTGTGTTTTCAGTTTTGGTTTATGTACTCAATGACGTTCTCGATTGTTTTGTTCAACGCATCGATTTCGTCCATTTTTGCAATAGCCCATGCACGCTTCTCACCATGCCAGCCCATCTTTGAGCCTTGGTGGCAGGACTTACACAGGGCAACAACTGTGTACTGCCTATGCTGTTTGACGTGGTGTGCGTCGCTTGGGCCATCCTGTCCGCATACTGCGCAGGGCATGAGCTTGACTAGCCCTACGTATGCATGCTCTTTGGCGGTCATGCTATTGTTCATTTACTAATTCCATTCCATAGTTGTTCACGCCTTCAGGGATAACTATTCCCTCATGCTTGATCAATTTGTTTTTCTTGAAGGGCTTGTAGTCCACGTGGTGATGCCAACGATTGAAGCGCCAGACTACTTTGGCCACATCAGGGTGAAGCATTGCAAGCATCTCTGACTTTGGCAACGTGCCTTCTTTTGCGTAGAACTCGTCAGTGTTTCCACCCTTCATCATTTGCGTGGTGGACTTCTCTTGCAAGAACGCATTGAACTGCACCGTACACATGCCAGCTTTGAGAACGCGCAAGGATAGGTCTGTATCCTCGTTATAGCGGCCTCTCCAGCGCATAGAAAGGCTGTTATTGATCAGCAGGCATGAATAAATGCGAGTGTTGAGCACAAGGGGTGGAATAGGCTCCTTGGCCTTTGCAAAGAAGTCGTAGTTAAAGCCTGCGATGACGCAGTTGGTGAAGCGATCTACAAAGTCTTCTGCTACGCGGAATATGGTGCCTGATGCCACTTTGCACATGAGGTTACGGTTAAGGCGGTTGAAGCTAGCAATGTTGTCGTCCATGACCCAGTGCCTAGCGTAGCCCAAGCTCAACGCGTGATCCCAGCAGAAGTTGCGAGCGGCACCCGGCCCCTTTCCTTTGCTAGCCCCCAGCTCGTCGCAGGTGTCGTACTCATCCAAGTATTTGGTTGGCAACACCAACACCTTCTCTTCACCCACTGCCATGGCGTACTGGGTACGCTCATGCTCCTCCACAACGATGTGGTAAGGCACGTTAAGACGGTCTAGCGCTTTGCTTGTCAGGCGTGATTCCCATCGCCCTTTTGAGACGATGTACACAGGATACTTAGGATTCATCAACGTATCTCAGGTGTGCGGCACGGCGTGGCTCAGCAAATGGAAACCAGATTGTTTTTTGCTTTGGCGTGATGGTTTGACCCATAAGCTTGGCAAAATCTTCTACATCTTTTTGGCAACGAAACCTGACGTTGATAGTCCTGAACGGCGTTAGGTCTTCCTGAACGTATTCAGGCATGCCTTGCCACAGCTCTTCCCAGAGCTTGGTTTCATCAAATAAGGTCTGTTGCGTTTTCATCGTAGTCCCACATGATGATTGGCGTAGACGCTCCCATGTATGCGCCTTCAATGTTAAATGAGATCCACTCTAATGCCTCTTCATCTGTCATGCCTTCATCCATGAATATTTCTACGAGCTTGTGGCCACTGTAGATCAGGGTATCAACGCGATGGTTGCCCTGCCATACAGATGCTATGCCTGCGATGGCTTTGTTGTACTTCTCGCCTGTGATTTTTAAGAGTTCGTCTTCCATTACGCCACCGCTCTATCCATAACGCGATTGGACGCTTCTAGGGAGCGCCAGACCTCTACGCGTGCCTGAGCTGACACCAAGCCCCAGCGAAAGCCTTCTGCGTTCTCTACAGCCTGTTTTAGGGCTTGTAGGTGCTCTTCGTAGGCAACGTCTGCATAGGCTTCCATTTCCGCCGTAGCGGCTGATCTACAGCCATTGGCAAGGGCTTCCTTCATCAGCTTGGCCTTGAGGGTCTTGCGATACTCTTCCATGTACACCAGTTCAGCTTTTGCTTGGGCGTACTTTTGTCCATGGGTGTATATGTAATCTACTGCGTCGTTAATCTCTTTTTGGCTCATTTGTTTCCCCTTGCGTTAATTGCAACTGCAATATTTCCAGCATAGTTACGTTCCAATCCGTTGTCGTAACTTTCAACAATTTTTAAGCAATCTTGGCGTTCGCATTCAGCGCCCATCTCCCAAGCGTTTATCGCCAAGTTAACAGCGTTTTCATCTACGCCTGCGCTACGTAGTAGCGATACCATTTCTTCTTTTTTCATATTCCATACCTCGCAATTAAAGCCGCATCCGCCAGAGCTTGACCCTGACCCTTTTTATCCAGCTCACGCCAGTGTGGCCACATTTGTATAGCCAGTGACCGAGCCGCATCTTTGTCTTTGTTTGTCAGGTGTGCGCGCATCTTCCACAACTGTGGTGTGACGTAGGTCACGGGTATCTCGAACGCACCCAGTACGCCTGCAATAACACCGCAGGAATGTCCAAAGCTGAACATACTGGCTACGCCTTGCTTGGGCATAGCGTGCACTTGCTCGACGTATGCAAATATCTGGCGATAGCTTTGGCCATAGCCGCGAAGCAGTGCCGCCAAAGCAACTGCGTTTACGCGGTTCTGGGATCCAATCTTCATGGTGGGCATCAAAGCCCATTCAACGGGGATGTCGTCCTCCAGAACAACGATCGCGCCAGAGATCCCCGGGTCAATTCCTATGCGTCTCATTTTTTTCCTTTTAAATCAAACCAATCACATCTTTGCAACACAAACCGCAGAGGCTGTTGTGGGTTCCCCTTGCGGTCAACGATTTTGGGACATGTCCCGTATTTGGTGTCGTACTTCTTGCACTCAAAGCACAGCCGCCTGTCGTCTTGTGGATCTGCATCACGGTCAAACATCTTGTCCGCTAAAGCCCAAGCCGCCTCACGGGTAAGGCCAGCATCCATGAACGCCTTTGTGCGCCTTTCATGTTTAGTATTTGCTATTTCAATTTCTTCTTCAGTCATCTTCTCTTACTTCTTCACGTGCTTTTAACATCGCATCTGCAATCCAATAAGCATCACAGGCTACGGTATCTGCAAATGGAAGATTAGGCGTGCTGGCTGTCCATTCACCTAAAGATCCCAACAAACCTTGCATAGCATGCGCCGCGAAATAATCACGCAAGGTCATGCCGACTTGCCCTGTGTAGTCTTCTGTTGCTTGAAGTGGAAATGCTTGTATATCTTTCATCTTTTTCTCCTTAAACCACAACATCGTGGTCATCACACTATAACAGTAAATTACTGTTTGTTGTTAAAAAAAGGGGCAACCGCCCTCGTCCTTTTTGCCCTCCTTGGGCTCCCTCAATACCTTTCACCCAAAGACCCCCCTACCCCCAGAGAGAGTAGAAAGGAGAAGGTGCTTCACCCCTGTTGAACAGGATCATCATGCGAACGTTAGTTCTGCCCCCGACTTGATGATTCGACCAGTCGCACGGATTGTTCGGGAACTGCCCCCTAGTCTTTCGACATACCGTGTACGCTTTCCTTCCGCGCCACCACGACTGGGGTGCTTACTAACGTGCGGAGTACGGGTAAGGCAGAAAGCAAAAAACCCTTATGGAAACGAGCTTTAGGCTTGGTTGCCGCATATGGGTCTGCAGGGACAGATGACCATAGCTTTGACGAAGCCCGCTCCCATAAGGGTTCGGAGTGCGTTTCCCTGAACTACAACGGGGTACCAAACCCGTTGATATGCTGATTATAACTATACCGTAGCAGGACGTGTCAATACCTCTCTACGTAAGTCCATAACTTTTTTTACAACTGCCATCAAACCACGCTTGTCGTGCAGGTCGTTGACGTCGTATCCAACTTCATCAGCCATCGTCCAAGGCAGGCCAGTCTCGATCGCTGACTTCTCGCCAGTCTTGCTCTCATCGTTGTCCGCAAAGACAAAACGATAGCCACTGACTTGGCTGGCCACCTGCACCATGTTTGTTGCTGAAAAGCAAACCACCACAGAAGCGTTAGAACCAACGCTACGCAGGGCTTTGTGCAACGATAGACCTGTGGCATACCCTTCGACAAACCACGTCTCTGGCGCCTCTCTGGAACCCATGTAGAGCACCGCGTTCTTGGCGCGCATACCGTGGAGCATCTTCTTCTCGTACTTGCGGTTAGGCGCATCCCAGTAAATCTCTTGGAAGCCCTGCAACTTGTTGGTCACTACGTTGCGCATAGGCACCAACAACTTAGAACCCATCACATAGCCTTGCATACCTGTAAAGCCTTTAATTTCTAGGTAGGGATGCTCCTCCATCTTTGCGGTACGCAAAATGATTTGCGCACGATCAGCGGCCATCTCGTATGAGCGGTCACGGTCAGAGTTAGCCGCCTGACGTTTAGCCGCCCATGCGCGCTTGTCTTCGTCTGTCCATGGACGTGTAGATTCGTACCAGCACACTCTTGCTTCTCCTGACCAGTTAAACACCCAACCACGGTCGCCATCCCAAAAGAATGCGCCGTTAGTTGAGCGTGGTTTTTCTGTTGTGCCACAGCGGCGAATACGTTCGGATGGGTACAGGTGAGACTGGTCAATCTCTACGCCGTGGCCACGTGCAAAGTCAATGAAACTCATATCTATCTCCGTATTTCACAATATCGTTAAGGTATGCAACTTTTTGTAATCTTCTTAATGCTTTGCCTTCTATTTGGCGGATTCTTTCCCTTGTAACAAATAAACACTCAGCAATTTCTTGCAAAGTCATTTCAAGAACACAACGCATATAAAAAACTTGTCTTTCGTTGCTTGGTAAATTTGCTTCTTTATACAAAAACTCAAATATCTTCTTGTTTTCTATGCTGTTCAAACCAGTAGAAAAACAAGGTGTAGGTTCAAGCTTAGGCAAGTCTGGTAATTCTTCATCTTTTGAATACCAAATATTTTTAACTTCGCTACAAATATATTTGGTGTGAAGCTTTCCGTAATTAGGCGGTCTCATTTCTTCATCGCTTTCTTGTAAGCCATATTGAATGATTGGATTTTGTTGTGTACGTTACGTGTAATCTCCACATCTGGGGCGGTGCTGAACTTCCATATGGGATCACTGCCAGTAATCTTTTTGTACAGGTGATAGGCGCGGCCTTGCTGGGTGGCGGGTTGGCTGTGTTCACGTGCGTAGCGGACCACTTGATGCCAAAGGTGCTCGGCGTTGTTGGCTAGTTTCTTTTTGTTCTTGCCTTCGCCGATGAAGATTTCCTGCATGTGCCCCGGGAGCGCCTCCTCCATCGCCTTTGCTGGCCTCTCATACCCACACCCCATACAACGCTTGTAAAAGGGCTTATACCCACACTTAGGGCAACTCTTTATCTCTGTCTCTTCATCCTTGCGAATCTTCTTGTCGAGCTTCTCACCGTCGTCCAACTTCTCCAGACCGTTGAAGAAAACGTCAGTAAAGTCTTCAGCAAAGCGAATGATGTTGCCTGAGAAGTCCAGCAGATAACAGTCTTTTTTGTTTGGGTAAGAACGCAGTCCTCGCCCCCACATCTGGATGGCCGTAGATAGCGACTTACGCAAGGGGCGTGCATCACACACACAACCCACGTCAGGCACGTCAAAACCCTTTGCAAGCGCCTCTACAGAGATCAGAACGCGTAGGTAGCTATCAGGTTTGCGGTACTCAGTTAACAGGTCTTCACGCTCTTTTACGGTAGTCTCTGAAGTGAATACCGCGGCCATGATGCCTTGTGTAATAAATTGCCTACATAATTCTTCACAGTGCTTGATCGTGGCTCCAAACACAATGGTCTTGCGGTTCTCAGCAAACTTCACCCACTCTTGGACGACGTCACCCACAATACCCATCTCGCGCTCTTCAGCGGCTTTGTCTGTCCACTCACCGCCTGCGGTGGCCGCGCCAGTCATATCAGGCTTTGTACAGCTAAATATCCGCATAGGCACTAACACCCCTGACTCTGTCAGATCGTGCATCGTGGTGGCGTTAATTAGGTTTGTGAATATCTTGCCTAAGCCTGCGGAGAAAGGCGTAGCAGATAAACCAATGATGGCCGCACCGCTCTCCATGGCGTACTCAGTCCAGACTTTGTACTGGGTGTGCGCTTCGTCCACCACTAACACGTCGAGCTGTGGCCAATACTCTCGCTTGGCAATAGTCTGTGCAGAGGCGATCTGCAACAGCAGGTCAGGCATACGCCGCCAGTGGTTAGCCTGAATGATGCCATGCTCTTTTAGTCCATAGCCTTCTGCTACTTCGGACGTTTGGTTAATCAGGGTAGTGCGGTCACACAGGAACACTGCGCGCTTACCCCTTTGCATGGCTTCATTACAGATTCGTAATCCAAGATAAGTCTTTCCAGCACCCGTGGGCGCCATGATCAACTGTCGTTTGTGACCGTCTCTAAAACCCTGACGTAAGGCTTCATGAGCGGATAGTTGGAATGGTCGTGGTGTTGGAAAGGTAGTTCCATCATCACACCTACTTGGTGCTAGGACTTCGGTCATTTTTGTGCTTTATAAAATTTATCGAGTTGTACTTGTTGTTTCTTGCAAAGTTTGATGCATTCGTTTTTCTCACGCATGAGAGCGGCATTGCGAACTTCCAGTTGGGCATTCAGGAATCGGAGCTTTTTGTTCTCTTCCCATACTTCTGTCATCTTTTCGTCAGCGTCAAGGAAGTTAGCTACTGCCTGCAAGTCAGCCTGCATGGCTAGATCGTTGGCTTTGAGCTCGTCGTCACTAGGTGCGTTGCCGTCCAACATAGATGGCTTTGGCTCTGGTGGCTCAGTGATGGCTTTGCCTTGCTGTTCCTTGGGCAACTTAGCGATCTGCGCGCCACGCTTCAAGCTGATCTTGCCCTTTTCTACAGCCTCAACGACTTCTTTTGCGCCTTTGGTAAGCACCGCCTTGGCCTGATCGATAGAGGATTCGCTCGTGCCAGCGATCTTGGCTAGCTCCTTACCCGTCTTGGGCGTACTGGGTACGCTCTGGTTCCACTGGTACACCTTGGTGTAGGACAGGGCTAACTGGCCTTTGCTCAGGTGGCGGCGGCTTTTATTGTTGGCCAATACGAAGTCGCGGGGATCTACGTCATCTGGCAGATCGACTTCTGGGCAGGGAAGTCCTACATCAAGAGCCGCTGTGTAACGATGCCAGCCATCGATTACTTTGTCTTCAAAAATCACTATCGGTGACTGGACTCCGATGTTTCCAATACTGTCTTTTAAGTCTTGGAATTCCTCATCTGACATAGGCGGGAATGCCTTACTCAGTTCATGTTGCTGTCTCATTTTTTTTCTCCAATAAAAAAGCCCTAGGCGAGACTCTCATTCTTGTGGAATGTTGGCGGACACCGAGTAGGTGCAGAGTCCCGTCTAGGGCTTACTCTAAAACGCCGCCAAGCGTTAAAAAACTATATCACGAAAACAGATCTGGGCGAAGCTCTTTCTTTGTCACGAGCTTTTGGGTTGCCTCTTCAATCTTCACACATAGCAAAGGGGATGGACGCTTACGTCCAGTCATGATTAAAAAGAGCCAAGTAGGCGTGATGCCAAGGTACTCGGCCATCTCCAGCTTTGCCCCCCTTGGCTCTGTAGAAAAGTATTCTGTCAGAGTCATTGTTGTCCTTATGGGTGTTGGCAGTACGCTCACATAAAGCAGTGTGGTTCAACTTTTGTATTTGCACAACAAAATGATGCGGCGCTAACCCGCATTACGTACTGCCAACAAAATGATTCTACGATAACTCCTTGTT